TGGTGCGATGATCCGGGTTGTGCGATTGGTGCTTTGCCGGGTTTCAGATACCAATTTTGGCCCTTGTAGGCGCGAGGCTTAACCCCTGCGATTGGTGCGGTTGTCATGCGGTCATTCCACGCAATGGTCTGGGTTGCAAGTGATCGGTAACAGTCGTTTGCGCTGGTCGGCTTAAACGTGTTTATCCCTTCGGCAAATGCGCGGTCACGCCAAGCCATCCAACAGTCGGCAGCTGCATACAACAGTTTGCCGTAAGGCTTTACCTCGACAAGCATGTTGTTTGGTAGTTCGCCTGCCTGACAATGCGCAACAATGCGCGGAAGGATGACCTTACGCTTGTGGGGTACTGTCACGCCCAAAGCCTTTATCGTTCGGATTTACCCAGCGCATAAGTGGCGGAATGATGCCGGCAACAGCGCCCTTGACATAGTTCATCGGGTCCATGGTTCCAGTCGAGTAAACCGCGACAAGTGCACCAACGCATGAACGCGCATAACTGGCAAGCATTGCTTTGTTTTTGTCATTCATCGTGTCCGTCCTTTGATTTGTTTTTTAATCCGTTGGATGCCAGTAATCCTATAAGACCCCCACTCAAGGTCATGAGCATTGGATTGAGTACCGAGTAAGCCTCGGCGTCATTTGGTGCTTGCTCAAGTGGCTGGTTGACAAAAAGCAATCCGTAAAGCAGCGTAAAGATTGAGCCCACAAACGCGCAAGTGAGGCCTATGCCAACAATGAGGATAAGGCGGGCTTTTATTTCTTCGTTGCTGTATTTAGCCACAACGGCCACCGCCAACAGCAATTTCGGTTGTCAGGGTAAGCGCTTTGTTTTTTGTGCGGATGCAGTTCATTCGAGTGCTTTCACCGCACCCGGAACATCCCCAAAGAACGACAACAATTAGAACGCTGTAACCGATGAGGTAACGCCAACGCATTATGGGTTAGGTGGCGCGTCTACTTGACGCTGGATAAATGCTTCATATTCAGCTGGTGTCATTGGACGGACAACGTCATCGACTTGAATATTTACTTCATCATGTGGGTACATTTTAATTGCTTCTTGATAGGTCATGTGTTGCCTTAACTGTTTTGGTAACCAAATACGCGAATGGTGCCACCTGTAATTGTTCCTACAGTTGGCTTTAATGTGAAATCGGTATACGAGGTTGTGTTCTGCAAAGCTCCCGAGGCAGTACCGGATTCGGTTGCTGTTCCATAAAACGCTTGGTAAAAAGTGTTTTGAGACAAAAACGGCGCTTGCAAAGAAACGTTTGCTTGCAAATATCCGGTTGTACCTTGTCCCGCGTATGCCATCGCGGTGGCGGCAGCAGATGATGCCAAGGACACAGTTGAACCACCGTAAGCGGCATAAATCAGGTTGTATTTATAGCCTGATGTGGTCGCTCCTAATTGAAGGTCAAAGTTTGATGTTGCACTTCCTACGCCACCTGAAACAATAATTAAATAGTTGTCGTAGGTTGTGCTGAAAGCTCCAGTTACAGCAACTGATGAAACTGCCGATCCAATAGTTTGGCTTTTGATAAGAGTTAATCCGCTGGGTATTGCGTTAGAAAAATAAACCGCAGCTGACGCCGATGTGAAATAAAGAGTTCCTCCACCCCATTGTGGGATGCTTAATGATCCAGATGATGTCACTGTCGCAGTTCCTGCCGTCACGACGCAAGCGCCGGCACCAATGTTTTGGATCTTGAGAGTGTCTCCAGCTGTAAAGAGAGCTGTGTTTACGGTGATTGTTGTTGCCGTAGCCGAGTTCATAACCAAAGTTGTGCCTTTGTCGGCTGCAACCAAAACGTATGAGGCGGTTTTGTTTGAGACCGTTTGGTTGTAATCGTTGGCTTGCAACGCCGTCATTTGGGCTGCGGTCAAGACTTGTGAGGCGGTAAACGTCTGTAGTGCCATAGTGCTCCTATCCTAAGACATTCGTCGTGTCGAGTGTGCCATATACCGGGTCATCAAGGATGAGCTGGTAGACAATAGTGGTTGGGCTCGTGTAATAAGTGATCGAGTGCCCTTGGCTGAAATTGATGTTGTGGGCTATTCCTTCAACAGCGCTGGATTGGCTCATCTGGTAATTAGTTGACGGCCCTGTTTTAATGTTTTTTTGGATCGTGATTACTTGTCCGATATCGACTGTAACCGCCGAATCTTTCAAAGCTGTGGTTGGCATCATTGGCAGGGTTGTATCAAGTTCGTTAAATCGCGCTACCGGTGTACCTACAACCAAATAGGCCGCAAGGTCGGCAGCTGCGGAATCTGCATTTAAAAGGCTGTCTGTTATGGATTGGGATTGGATCAAATATTTGGCTTGGCTTGCCGCGTTATTTGCAACTTGTGGGCTTGATGATCCTGCGATGGTGACGCTTGCACGGTTGCATACTTGGTCGCCTTGAAATGAGATCCCTACACCGTTGTATGGTGCGGTTCCTGCGGTGCCGTCATCATGAAAGTCAATGACCGCGCTTCCGAGTGTGTTGCCGATCCTGTTTTGAAATGTGAATACGCCTTTGCCGGATGAGTTACCTCGACTAATGAACACTCGGCCTTGTTCGGCAAGATTGACTTTGTTGGCATAGGCGGCGACCGATGTGCCGTTTGCGACGTTGTATGCGGATGATCCGCCAAGGGTCACGGTGCCTGTAGCGATGTTGCGTGTCGTTGCCGGATAAGCGACCTCGGTTTTGTCAAGCATGTTGGACAGTCGAGTGCCGGATAGTTCCTCGGATGGGCTCCATGCAGCTAACTGGGTTTGAGCGAGAATATAAAAATCGTCTGCACAAGAAACGTTAACTGTGTCAATGCCACCAAGGTTAAAAACGTAGTTGTAGTTCACGATAAAACCGCAAAAAAGGTACTGGACGGTGTTGGTTGCGTCGTATCGTCCGAACCGTATTTTGCGTAATGGTGCAAGTCCTGGCTGTGCGGTCGTTGGATCGTAGTAAGGCGATGAAGTGTCAAACGGGTTGAAAATCATTGACGTGTATTTGCTGTCAGTCAAAACAAAGCCCATGTGCCCGTGTGTAAATTGGTCGCCAATGTCTTTACGACCGCGCATAATGTCAACACTTAACACGCCTGCGGTGATATCTGCATAGGTGATGTTCGGACCAAGTGTGTACGTCGTGTTGTCTAGGACGCCTTTTGTGGTGTCGTCAAGTGTGAACGATCCCCAGTCATAGCCGGTGTCTACCTCAAGAACGTAGTTACCAGACGCGACGACAGCTGTGCCGGGCATCAGGCATACCCAGTGACCGCAATAGACGCTGCGCCTTGTTGACGGTTAAATGCTCGAAGCGCGTTAACGACTGCTTGACCGATTTCGGCTGAAGTTGAGAAACCGCCGTTGACGTTGACCGTTATTCCGCCGGCGCCACCGTTTTTGCCTAAAGGCACTACCGCTTCGGGGCCTGACTCGCCAATTAGCGCCAGAGTTGGGCTGTCGACTATGCCACCGTTTGCCAGCATTGGTATTTGAGGCATACTAAACCCTGATCCGCCGATACCCGGAACCCATGACGGAATCGTAAAACTGATTTTGCCGACTGTGCTGTTCCAAAGTTTTGCGATGCCGTTAAAAGCAAATTTGAAAGCACCATAAATTGCGTCACCCATTTTGGTGAATATGTCAATAATGATGCCGACGCCTATTTTCATTCCGTTAAAAACTGTGTCTACCACTTTGCGTACAGCATCAAAATGGTTGTATAGCAATACCATGACCGCAATAAGCGCAACGATGCCTACAACTATGAGCACTACTGGGTTTGCGTCAAGTAAGGCATTCCAGATTGCTGTGAGCGCGTTTGTAATGGCTTGTATTGCGTTGTAAACCTTTAGCGCGGCGTTGACAGCCAAGACCGCTATTGCGATGCCTCCGATGAGCCCAGCGATAATGACGAAAGCGGTTGTATGGTCTTGGGCCCATTGACCGAAAGCAATCAACACTGGCATCACTTTTTGAAGAGCTGGGAGTAGAGCTGCGCCGATGTTTTCTTTTGCTTCGCCAACAGAATTCTTAAATATCTCCATTTGACCGGCAGCGGTTCCAGCGTTAGCGGCAACTGTGCCACCGTAAGTATCGCCAAGCACTTTCAGGACGTCGTTCATTGACGCGCCGTCTTTAATCATTTGCGCCATTTCTGGAGACAGTGCCTTGAGACCTTTCATGTTGCCTTGGTATGCCTTAGCCAAAGCGTCGGCAACTGTCGCGCTATCCGTTTGCGTTGCTTTTGATATGTCCATGACAAGCGACATATCTTTTAATGACTTGGAAACGTCCTTTGTGCCTCGAGTGAGGTTCTCCATCGCGACTCGATACTCCGTGTCGGCAATACCCGAAGCTGCGCTCATTTTGGTGATCTGGTTTTCTACAGCTTTGACTTGGTCGTCAGTCGCGCCAGTCACATTTTGTAAGGTTTTCGCGAGAATGGCTTGCTGTTGCTGATCTTCCATCGCGTCTTTCGTGCAGTCAGCAAGAGCGGCACCAAGCCCAGCTACAGCCAACCCGGCAGGGATCGCGGCTTTCTTAATAGCAAACTGCGCCTTTTCGCCACTGGTTTTCAGCGACTCAAATTCTTTAACAGCTTTGTCTAAACCTTTGCCGTCATAGTCGGTGATAATTGGTATGCGAATACTCATGGTGTCACCATATTACGGTTTACTTGATCCATGACGGTTTCAATTAAAGCGACCATGTTTTGCTCGATGTCAGCGGAATGCGCTTCATAGGCAGGCCACATAATGCGCGATGGTGCACCAAACTTTGCAATATTCCTAACAAAGGCTTTACCGCGATTCCCCTTGCCTTCACCTTTGCCAGCCATGTCAATGATTGCCGCCGCTGGGTCAGTCTGCGTAATGACGATGGTTCCCTGATTTTTTTTACTTGTATCGACTTTTACCTTGACGCCACGTACAGCCTTTGACTGCTCGTAAGGGAATTTGATTATTCCTTTAGGTGCCCATTTAAATTTCATGCCCGAAAGCAACTGTCCCGGATACCGACTTTTGGCATCATCCACAGCTGGGGCGGCAACTTGTTTAGCGTCTTTGTTTAATTGTTTGCGATACAACGGGTCAACATTGCGAAGCTCTTTAATGGCCTCTTTAACGCCATATACCTCGATGCCTGCTGTCGCCGTCATGTTATTTCGCCTTGTTTGATTTATTTAACACACTAATGACGGTTTGCAGATCGCGAGTGTCAAACGGTATTTCATGGGGCCACCAACCGGTGGACACCAACAGCTGGGCTAGTTG